GCGATACTAACAGTCTTCTCAAGTCCGGGCAAATCAGCAAGGCTAATGCAAGCATCGGTCAGCAAGCTTGTGACATATATATTCGCAGGTTCACTGCCGTTCCTAGACCCGAGCTATGCGTTTAAAATACCTTGTAAAGATAGGGACAACTCCGGAGATTTCGGAGGCGACTGGGCCAAGTTTGATGTCGGCAGATTCGGAAGGTATGGTCATCCACTTTCCTTGTTTACTCTTTTGGCCTTGAGCACTCCTATAATGAGAAAGGACTTAAAGAACAAAGATTTCAATTGCAAAGTGCTAGCCTCCCCAGTCGCCGGAGCAATAGACAGTAAAGAAGACCTAGGAGAATGTTGAAAATAAGCCTACTTATAGTTAGAGGATATTCGAATGTTGCAACCAATATTTCCACTGTCACGCTCTGATGCAGATGGTTTTTACAAAAGTCACAGTGAAATAAAAGACTCTGTCAAGCAGAATTTTATGTTTTTGCTACAGACCTCTCCTGGCGAATGGCCTGGGAGACCAGAAATTGGTGTTGGCCTGAAACAAGCCCTGTTTGAAAATTACAGTCCAGCCTTCGCTTCGTCTTTTATTCAGAGAATAAAACACCAGGTGTCTCTGTATATGCCGTTTTTAAATGTCGACATAAAATTCGACACGACAGACAACCTTGGAAACAGCACTTTGGATTCAAACTATATAAAAGTTAGGATAAGTTACGACGTACAGGCACTGTCGACTCAGGGAGTATTGAACTTTAAAGTGTCAGAGACATCTATAGAAGCTATTTAATAAGAGGAATTATGAATGAAAAAGAAGGTAACACCAGTCAATTACACAAGTAGAGACTTTGATTCGATAAAGAAGGATTTAGTTTCATACGTAAAGAGATATTATCCAGACACATACAAAGACTTTAACCAACTGTCGTTTGGTTCGATGATGCTGGATTTAGTATCCTATATTGGTGATAACTTATCATTTTATTTGGATTATAATGCAAATGAATCGTTCTTGGCAACAAGTCTTGAATATGACAATGTTTTAATGCACGCTAAGCAGTTGGGGTATAAGTATGATCCTAATAGAAGTTCTGTGGGTGAGGTAGATATTTATATGCCAGTCCCTGCGCACTCTCAAAATGTCGCACCAGACTTAAACTACTTACCCAGAATATTAAAGGGAACCACGTTTATAAGCTCGGCCGGTATACCCTTTACTCTTATCGAAAATGTTAAGTTCAACTCTGATAACTCTGAAGTTATTGGTTCTGAAGTCTCTTCAGACGGTTCTAAAACAACATATTACATAGTAAAATCTAAAGGCAAAGTAATATCCGGAAGAGAGAAACAGATAGTCGCGGAAGTTGGAGATTTTCAACGATTTTTAAAAGTTGAGGTAGCAGGAGAAGCAATTACAGAAATAGTAAGCGTTGTGGATTCCTCCGGTAATGAGTATTTTGAGGTAGACAATTTAAGTCAAGATTTAGTCTACAGAGCAATCACAAGACCGGGGACCGGCGATGCAAATTCTCCGTCAATTATGAGAGCGTATCCAACCCCTAGGCGATTCGTTGTAGAAAAAGACGGTTCTAGAACTTTCTTAGTATTTGGGTATGGTTCTGAAAATGATATATCTAACGATAAAATAGCAGACCCCGCTTCAGTAGCTCTCGATATGACAGGAAAAAGTTATGTTTCGAGGCCAACGTTTGACCCTGAGAGAATGATTTCTTCAGATAAGTTTGGCGTATCACCTGTCAACACCGACCTCACCATTACATATCGATATAACACACTAGACAACGTCAACGCTGCAGCCGGCTCATTGACAAGCATAGGGTTACTCCAAATTTCATTCGATAATGAAAACTCGCTTGACACCGCTAAGCTTCAATATATTAGAAACAATATTGAGGTGTACAACGAGAAGCCAATTGTTGGAGACATATCAGTCCCAACAACCGAAGAGATAAAGAAAAGAGCCATGGCTCAATTTGCAATGCAATCTAGAGCCGTCACCGCGCAAGATTACATAAGTGCAACATACTCTATGCCTTCAAATTTCGGTTCTGTAAAACGCGCAAGTGCACAAAGAGACAATGACGATTTTAGAAGGAATTTAAATATCTTTATAATATCCGAAGATGAGACAGGTGCCCTCACCAAGTCGTCAGACACTTTAAAAGAAAATCTTAGAACGTGGCTAAATTCTGTAAAGATGATGTCAGACTCTGTAGATATTCTTGACGCTTCAATCATAAACTTGGGGATAGAATTCGAAATTGTAGGGCTACCAGATATGAATAAGGGCGCAATTTATAGCGAGATTCGTAAAAAGCTATTTGATGAGTTCACTGCGATACCACCAGATATAGGCCAGCCATTTTACATTACGGATATTTTTAAGTCTCTTAAAGAAATTGACGGAGTTTTGGATGTGGTAGATATCAAATTAGTAAATAAAGTGGGAAACAATTATTCAAACTTCAATTACAGCATCAGCGGTAATCTGTCCTCTAATGGGCGAATTCTAAGTATACCGGGTGATAGTATTTGGGAGTTAAAGTACATAACGGACATAGTAGGGAACATAAGATAATGTCGATTAAAAGATATATAGCAGATAAAGACAATACAATAAATAACGCATTCAAATCGAATCTATCATCGAGAGGAAGCAAAGGGAATACTGGAGCATCAGACATATTAGAAGTGTTTTCAATTTTTGGCCAAGCATCCAGCGCATCAGTAGAACAGAGCAGAATCTTAATACAGTTCCCGGTATCCCAAATAGCTTCCGACAGGGCTAGTAATGCCATACCACAAAGTGGTTCCGTTAATTTTTTCGTAAAGCTGTCCAATGCGTCCCACAATCAAACAACACCGGATTCATACGACCTTTGTGTTAGCCCGTTGACACGACAGTGGGAAGAAGGCATCGGCTTGGACATGGAGTCGTATTTGAATGAAGACGCATCTTCATGGAACTCTGCAACTGATTTCAAATTGTGGTCAGTTACTGGTTCAGATTATGCATCGTACGGGAACATACATTCGTCGACATCTCCTGTGGAGATTAGAAGTTTCGTTTCCGGCTCAGGAGACGATGTGTTATTAGATGTAACATCTATAGTAGAAGACCAAATATCATATATTAATGGCAACGGACTAGAGGCTTCATCTTCAATAACTTTTAAATCTAATCCTCCCCCTCAGAGTTCAACAGTGATAAAACTCACAGACCACGAGGGTACTTCTTTTAGGTTTCAATACACTTCCGGCTCTACTGGGTCAATCGGAGATATAAGGATGATAGAAAGTGGTTCAACCACCACTCTTGCAATTCAAAACCTTAAAGCAGCTATTGACCTTAACTTTAGTGGCACTATCAGTGCATCTGTATCCTCGGCAGTAGTGAGTCTACGACAAGTTGGAGGAGGCTATTTTGGAAATACAATCATTTCAGCGTCCGATAATTCACAGTTTCAAAACGTTAAGACGCACTTTTCAGGCGGTGCCGGCGCGCCGAACTATGGATATGTTGTAAAACTTTCAGGCTCTTATGAATCAGGCGCTAGATCTAGGTCTTATTACACAAAAAAACTTTTCTCTAGAACATCTCAGTATTTTTACAAGAGACCTTATATCGAGGCCCAATGGGAAAGCGCAATTAAAGATGATAGGCACGATATAATAAAGTCCAGCAGCCTCGCCCCTGCAGAGGAAAACCTCAATAGGATTTATTTATACAACAAGCGAAGAAACGGCCTTGTGGACATCCCCACAACAGGTTCTGACCTGTTGGTTCAATTGTTCTCATCTCTTGGTTCAGTGCCCGTTACTGCCTCTGGAGAGTCTGTTTCAGCTGCTAATCCTACGTTTATAACGGCCAGTAGGTACGACACAGGTATATATGAGGCAAAGTTCGCCTATTCAGGTGACCAATCTAGTCTAGTGGACGTTTGGCAGACGAGTGGTTCAACTACGGGATATGTACATTTACACACTGGTTCTGCATTCTCTGTATATGGAAGTAATACTGATTCTTTCTTTGAAACTCCAGATTATTCTTTTAATGTGACTAACTTGAAATCCTCATATAATCCGCGCGAAAAAGTAACACTAAGAGTCTATACGAGAGACAGAAATTACAAAACAAACGTTTATACTAAATCAACCACAAACGTACCCTCTAATACAGTAAGAAACGCGTTTTATGAAATAACTCGGGTCGCAGATAGTTTGGTGGTTATACCGTATTCAACTGGGTCAGCTCAAAACTATTCTGGGCTTTCATATGATGCATCAGGTTCATACTTTAATATCGACATGGGACTTTTCGAACCAAACTACATGTACGAAATAGGATTACTTTATAAGGATGGTTCTAATTATATAGAGGCAAGTGAAAGATTCAAATTTAGAGTAGATCCATGACAAATTATAGAGATAAGTTTCTAAACAATGAAGCTGACAAGTTAAAGACCACCACGGCCAACAACAATCCCTACGGAGCCGATGACTATAACGGGGTCCCGCTTTATGGTAAATCCAACATAGAATCGAAAGTGGAATCTGACAGATTTATGCAAGCATATACTCAACAAATGTTGAGATATGTTCCGGAAATTGATTACACAGACCCAGAAACATTTTGTTTTTATGGTTCTGCCGAGAAATATTACAGAGACACAATAGATAGGATAAGAGATACCTATCCCTATGACGGATCTAGAGCCGAGAAAATAGAGTGGTCCCTAAGTTCCTCTTACTTGGACCTTTATTTTCTGGAGCACGAGTATCCAAAGTCAACGGGGTTTTTGAAGTTTGACAGAGGAGCCCAAACTGGTGATAATGGTTTTCACCCAACCACAGCTAATCCTGTGTATGTAAGTTTTTTTGGTGGCCCACATGTTGGTACAGTCTATGATGCTTCAAAAAATAGAGAAAACAACATAAAAATAGACGGAACAAAAGGAAATACAGTTGAGTTCTGGCTTAAAAAGCATCCTGATAGCTGGCTTGCTTACCCTAGAAGAGAAGTGATTATGGACGTGTGTTCAACGACGGGCGATTTTAATAAAATAGGTCGATTTTCCATAGAACTGCAGAGGCCAAATAGCGCTACAGTAAGTCCCTTTTTAATTAGGTTTACTTCAGGTTCAACTGGTACTGCAACTAGTGGAGTCAACCGCGGCCAGAGAGTAGGTAGTTCAAATATTACTACAGCATCAGTTGGTGACTCACAGTGGCATCACTATGCGGTTTCCATTTCATCTGATGATTCTAATACAACGTTTAAACTTTATGTTGATGGTGTTTTGGACCACACTTCAGTTGACTCTTTTTCAATCGGACCAATAGACACACCACTATCTGGCGCCATCGGAGGTGCATCACCCGGCAGCGGACTTTCAGATGCAACCACGAATGCAGGTTCTGGAATGTTAAGTGGTTCCTTGGATGAATTTAGGTATTGGAAAACAGCAAGAACAGAAAAAGAAATAGCTAAAAATTGGTATAGGCCAGTATATGGCGGAACTGACAGTGACCACACAAACGCAAACCTAGGTCTGTATTACAAATTCAACGAAGGTACCACGGGAACGCAACAATTTGATGAGGTGGTGTTAGACTATTCGGGCAGAATAAATAACGGAAAGATAACAAATTGGACATCAACGGTTAGGTCAACCGGCTCGGCGATTAACTCGTCCACGAAAATTCCATCTTCGGAGGAAACGTTTGTGGAAAAGGGAGACCCTATCTTGTATGAGTCAAACTCAAAGTTTACAGAAATAGAATCGTACTTCAAAAGCTTAGGGCAACAACACGATAGGAGCAACATGTCTTCTATGAAGAGAACTGTGCCATCTTTTACACTAGACCAGGACCAGTCTCGATTTCCAGAATTGTTACAGATAATATCTTCTACTATGGATGATTTGTTTATAAAGATAAAGCTTTTTCCTAAAATTAAGGACTACACATTTGAAGACCTTTTAGATAAAAAAGGTAAAGTTAGAAGTGTTAAGATGAATAGTTTTCTTTTTGGGTGTGACGTGGACAGAGAACATCAAATCGTCGGCTCAAAAACAAAACCATGGGTTTCAAAAATACTTGAACACTACGGTTTAACTGTTACTTCACCACTTCAAAGTTTATCTGTCGAAGAGTTTTACAACAACATGACAGATAAGATAACGTTTGAGCAGAAAATATACGAAGTAAAAAATACTGTTTTATCAAATATACATAAAAACTTAATAAACATATATAAAACAAAAGGTACTGAAGCTAGCTTCCGAAACATGATAAGATGCTTTGGTATAGATAATGAAATATTAAAGCTAAACGTCTATACTAACAATGAGAGTAAAACGATTTCCAATAGTAAAAGTTTTGAAACTGTAAAACAAAAATCTTTAGATTTTGCATCACCAGAAAATAGTAAAGCAACACTGTACCAGTCAGCAACTCTTTCTCATGAAAAAGACTTTATTCCTGGAGCCTCGGTTCCCCTTTCTTATACTATGGAATGTAATATCATATTACCCAAAAGGACTGACCTTAAGAACGTAATAACGAAAAGCTCAATCTTCGGATTGAAAACTTCTGGTGGGGAGGAACTATAATGTCATCACCCGGAGGATTAAATTGGCTTCAAAATAGTTCAGGTAGCTTCGAAGTTTACACAGTTAAGCCAAACCCGTCTAAATCCGATTGTTATTTTTTACTAACAAGTTCAGCGGGTCTATTTACGGAGATTAGTTCAAGCGTTGTATCGGATGCATACGAGGATGAGCATTGGAACATTTCTGTTAGAGTATCCAAAGACGTCGCGTATGTAGAAGGTCAAATATCTACTCTATCTACAGACAAATATATAGTCGAATTCGCAGGATACAATTACGACTTGGACGTTCTTAGAAACAGCTTTTATGTAACGTCAAGTATATCGAAAGCCTCTTATGATAGTTTTAATTCGGCACACAAGGCTGCTTATGTTGGTGCAAATAGAGACAACTTTACTGGTAACTTAAATGAAGAGACCGACTATAGACTTCTCGGTACAACATTTTGGGTGGACAGATTAACAGACGAAGAATTGAAAATTCACGCACAGAACTCTAAATACTTTGGTAGGAAAAATTCTCAAGCTGTTTCCGAAAGACAGCCTGACAAGAACATTCGAATAGAAGACACGGCACTGTTTAGATGGCAGTTTGACGATCAGTAGGGAGAAAAGGAAGTAAGATGACAGAAATAAACGTAAAAGACTTGGTTTCGGGCTCAGCACTGCACATAACAAGCTCGAATCTAGGAGGTATCACAGGTAGGTCCTACTCAGCCAAGGCCTATGGTTTCGGAACTAACTCCACTGGTATAAACCAAGAACACTTACCGCAGGTTGTCATAAACCCTTCTATCGAAACGTCTAATTCTTCATCAGATGTTACAATAAAAACCACAGAAACTAGCAAATTTACCCCCGGAACCCGACCAATCACCAAGTTCTTCAACTATGAGAAGAGCATGTATCAGGTTATCTCTGATAGAATGCTTGAATTTATGGCAGGTATAGAGGGTTTTAACGATATGATTGGGGCTCCTGTCAATAAGTACAGGCAAGATTATAAGTCTCTCGACAAAATGCGTCAAGCATTTTTTGACAGGGTCGAGAACGACCTGGACCTAGATAAATTCATTGAATATTATAGATGGATTGATGGTTCGGTGTCTAGCTTTCTAAACCAATTGGCGCCTGCTACAGCGAACATGTCAAGTAAACTGAGAAACACGGTCGACAGTCACTTGTTGGAAAGAAACAAATACAAACACCAGGCACCAACTATAGAGTTTAAATTTAATGAAGACACTCATTCTATTTTTGGTATAAATGAGTCATTGTATAATTGGAGACTTGGCCATGCTATCCCAGATACTATGGAAAAGCTTAATGCATTTGCGATAGAGCTAGATGGAACTAACGACCATGTTCTCATAAGTGACCACAACGACTTTAGTTTTACGGATGGTTCGAGTGATAAACCGTTTTCAATTTCCGCTTGGGTATATGTTGGAGATATCAGCGCCGATAACGGACCTTTTGTGTCAAAGATTAACTTTCTAGTGTCTACTCGAACTGAGTATCTTTTTAAGCATGCAAACGGTACTTTGGAAATGTTTATGTATGATACGGCAAAGAGTGCTTCCGGGCACGCTATAAAAGCTATCGCAAATGCCGCGTCAATAACAAACAATACCTGGCACCATGTTGTGATGACATATGATGGATCGGGGGCCCACACGGGTATAACTTTATACACTGACGGCGCAGCAACAACGTCAACCAACAGTGAAACTGGCGCCGGCGGCTACGACAAAATGACTAACACCTCAACTCCTTTGGTTCTTGGTGCAACACAAGACGGCGCAGCCAATTCAACTGCTGCTAGAGTTTTTGAAGACAGGTTAGCAGACGTGTGTATATTTAACAAGAGGTTATCCGCATCAGAAGTTACTGAAATATATAATTCAGGAAAGGTCAAAAACCTGGCAGATTCTTCAGTTTATAACGACCTTGTTTCGTGGTGGAAGATGGGCGATGATAGAGACACTGCAGCATCCGGTATAAGAGATTACAAATCAACACATCACGGCACACTTGAAAATGGAGCCAGCATTGTAAAACTTGAAGAAGGTGATTTGCCGACGGACATAATCCGGGCGCCCATAGAAAATAACTGTCTGTATCAAAACGAGCGCGCCCCAACCGGAGAAGATAGAGCAACTATCCGAAGAGCCATAACGACAGAGGTTTCAGGTTCAACATACGCAAGAAGAGCACTGGTCAAGCCATACAGACTGGCATCCGATTACAGTCCTGCCACGATTGAAAAAAGAGATAGTGCCAAGGAGTCATACAAATTAGTTGATACAGATAGTACGAAAATGACGCTATCATCTGATGATTTAATAAGAGAGAGAGATTATTGCAAAACAATCTCAACAGATACTTTCGACGACGGAAAATACGAGTATGACGCAAAAATATTGGTAGGTGGAGAATCACAAAACTCAAAGGCTCTGTTACCAATATCTTTTAATTCTTCATCTGTAGTTGACCAGATTCAAGAACTCAAGCCAGGCCTGGAGGTTACAAACCTGCCAGAGAATCAAGATAGATTTATTTTACAGGGCCCTTTTACGAGACAACACGTTGGCTCAATGCCACACAGAAGACAGGCAATAACTTTAGATAAAATGAATAGACATGAAGCATACAACATTGAAGTTAACCCTTCATCGTTGACAATGTCAGCTGTACCTATAGGAGACCCTAGTTCTAGGTTTGCTAGAGGTATCGGTGTATCTTCTCCTTACACCGTTGAGAACATAAGATTTTCCACTGCAAGTAATTTTCTTGGAAATTATCAACAACCATACGAAATAGTTCAGACCAACGGTCGTAATTCAGCTAACGTTCAGTTTGTTAAAGACGGTGGCATTACTGATATTGTAAACAACTCTCTTTTTCTGTCGGGAACTCCTGACTTCGCGAACGTCAACAGAGGTACAAACAAACACGTAGTGTCTAATCGATTCGCATCTCCAGGCGGCCCAGAGACTAGTCCAGCTCTAACTGGGGATAGAGAAACTGGAGAGCTTTCAATATACAACACTTTGAATTACAGAAACCTGTTCCCTGTAAGGACGGTACAAAACTCTCTATTATCTCAAAAATCAGAACAGTTTGGGGTAGTGAGCAGTTCATTGGGCCCAAAGTCTGGAGGCTCGACGCATAAAACTCAAAGAAACACAAGGTTCAAAACAGAAATATTGACTTCCGATGGTACTCCAATTTTGACAGCATCATTTGATAATGCCTATGTTACAAAGCCAATACCACAAAACGCGTTCCAATACTCCTGGATATCAGGCAACCTTTCAGGTTCCGCTGCAAACTTTATAAATACAAATGATGGATATGGGTATGTGCATTCATTTTACAACTCATCCGGACCTGGAGAGGAGGTATTAAAGCTTAATCTTAAAAGTCCAGAAAGGCTAGAAGAAGAGCACGTAATAAACGACAGTTGCCTAGGTTTTAGAAATGACACGGGACTTTCAAAGACATCAAATATTAAGACATCAACTAATGTTAAAAACTTTTCATTTCATAACTCCAGTGGAGCTACAAGGGACATGCCGTTTAGTTTGTCTTGTAACATAAGGTTTCTTAAAGATACTAATTCGACTTTTCACCCCGTGTTTTATGTGTTGGGCACCAACAGTTCTGGATATAGATTTTCTGTTAGCAATACCGGTATTGAGTTCCTTTTATTGGGACCGTCAGGCACTGCACACGTATATTTCACAAAAAACTTTAATACGGAGCTTGAGTTAGGTCGCTTTTATAATATAACATTGGTTTACGACGCGTTCCAAGCACCATCAATGAATGAGTTGTCAGTCGATGTATATGTCGACGGCATTTATCAAAGCAGTAACAGTTTAGATATTGCAAACTCAGCGACACCGTATCTTTCATCTACCTCTCATATGCAGAGTGATGTTGCCTCCACCATATATGTCGGCTCTCATGGCGCCGGCCAAGACGTGAAAAACGTAGATTTGTACGATTTATATGTCATTTCAGGCTCAATGTTGTCCTCAGAAGTAAAAGAAGTGTTTCAGTATTCGAAATCTTTAAGATTAAATAAAACATACCCAGAAGAAACGGGATTCTCTTCTTCGATTGATAGTAACACGTTCGACATATTACCAGGAAAGGCTTTTCCGAACAATTACCACCCACAAACAGAAGTAAACAATATTTCAGACATTTCAATATTGTCAGACATTGTCGCTTATTATCAATTTAGTGGTTCATTCCCATTAGCTGGTGGGAACACAATCGGCGCTCAAGCTTCATCTTTCGGAGCGGCTCCGGAGTTTTCCGACGGCGCCGGAGATGAATATTTGGCCACTTCAGGATTAAAACGTCACGTCGCTGCGAATGCGAATAAGTTTTATAAAAGAAACGGTACCTTTACAGACTTACTCCCACACTACTCCTGGGCATCTTGGAATCAAGTGAGAGGTTCGGAGCACCCCGTAACGATAAAAAACAGAAAAGCAAACACACTGTCGGTTGTCGTGCGCTCCGACGTGCCAAACGTTTCCTCAATAAACGGATACAATTGGGACGCAAATAGTAACGAGTCGATTATCAATGACAATATAATAACCTCTGATAGAGAAGTCAGGAATTACATTGAACCAGCAGCTGCTCCTGATAACGCGCCGGTATCTATAACATTCCATGGTCAAGAAAAGATACAGAAAAACCTACTTGCAAAGTTCTCAGAAGAGGTTAATAGCGATGGGGGCAACGGAAGATACAACCCTCTAGACGTTGCGTCTAAGTTAGAGTCACAAGGATTTCTTAACACCCAGGAAGAGATGGAGAAAATCTGGTCAACTGATTTGTCAGCTCTTGAGTTTTCAGGTGACAGTACTCCTGTTCCGGCGCTTGTAGCAAAAATTACTTACCAGAATGACCTCGGCCATTTCGCAAACAATGAGTTAAAAAGTTTGCTTAAGATTAATGTAAACGCAAGCAAAATGAATGACATTGTGTCAAATCTGTTTCCTGAACCATTTGAACTTTCGTATACTGAAACTATATTCCCTAGAAAAGCAACTGTGGGACTAAACAGGACTAGAACCAGAGAAAAGTTTGATTTTGCAAACTGGAAAAAGAACCTATCTGCTCGCGCTCAGACTCAATCAGGTTCACTCGGCTACAGAATGGAAAACTTCTCATATTCAGAAAATACGTTGTTGTTCCCATCATCGTCGATTGCAAAAGACCTCGACCCCAACTTGAGAAACTCGATGGGCATCGACGCGATTAGTTTTGTTTCAAGCTCGACCAGTCAAAATTACAAGCACATTGCCTCTTCTAGATGGCCACTTGATGCACACACTGGATATGAGTCTTCCATTTCAGTGCGTAACATACGATCTTTGGGACCTAAAGATACATTCGGCTCGCTATCTACTCCTGGTCAATTGGGAGAAGGAGAGCTTATGAACGACTACAGTATTTTTCATAATCAAGAAAATAATCTACACATATCTCCACCACCAGCTATGGTATACTCAAGGAGAGTTGTCCAGACGGTTACAGAAACAACCCCGGTCACTGGTGTAGATGATTTGTTTCTAGCAGGTACAACACCCTGGCTAGCCGCAGAACAATTGGGCTCATATCCTTATCCGGACTCGCACGAGGAGAAGATGTCACAAATAAGACCTTTATCTCAAGGATTCTCAATAATACCAGAATTTAGAATCAGCGAGTTTGTGGAGGAGGTAGTAAATGAGAGACAATCGGATTTTTCATCTATCGGTAAAACATCGACTGAATCTAATTATCTTTCCTTAACAGGTTCGACACTAGAAAGGTCTAGTTCGGATTTTTATAAAATTTATTCAACTACTGATTTTATGGAGTTTTTCCAGGTTATCAGGGAGGAAAATAGCAATATTTTAGAACCCCTTAAATTAACTTTAAGGTGTGACGCCGCATTAAATTTTGTACCATACGAAGGTTTTTATCCAGCAGAAAGAGCAGTTCAGATAGGTAGGATTTTTTCAAACAATTACATGAAATCTGGGAGATATGAGGTACTAGAAGATAGAGCCACTCATATAGATAACAAAAAAGCAGCAATAGTTAAGAAGAAAATCGCAAACATGCAACAATCTATCAAGCCTTTGTTCGCCCCGGGCGTCTTATTCAATTCGATAAAGTCAGGCCTGGCAGTAGATTATCCTATTTTTGTTAGAAAACATGGCCCCGTCACTGCATCGTACAACGCTTCAACGAACCCGTCTGGATTACTGGGTAACGGCACAAAGCTCAACGGTAGTCCTTATACTCTTGGCGCCGGCAGGTTGTCTAGTAACGCAGGAAAAAATGAAGTAGTATTCCAGTCGGGAGTTACTGGTTCATTTTTTAACATAACTCAAGACCCAGGAATCCCTAGACTTACAGGTTCTGTTTATCGTAGAGTTAGTTTTGAAGATTTATTAGATCCGTCTAGAATGGAAGGTATAAACATTTATGACAATGAGCCACACCCATCCGCTAGTTTGGTATACGGTAATTCGTTTTGGGAAGAATTAATTGACCGACCGTTTAAATTTGGGGAGTTCGACAAAAAGAAGACTGCAGTTCAAACAGGGGTGTTGGTTCACTCACAACCAAACCTTAGAGAGGATTTGAAGACTTATAGAATGGCCATTAACAACTTTTGTGCAGAGGCTACCAACTTCTTTGTTGAGGACTCTTTCACAACATTGGAAACACGCGGGCCCGCATTCGATGCAAACCGATTCTTCAAAGCTGGTCATTCATACGAGATGGAAGTATCCTTGCGGAACAATGATGTCATGATGTACGACAGGCACAGTGCTTTTGGTCCACCAGTGGATGAAAACCACTCCAAATTTTTAACGACATCATCTGTCGAATATACCGTTGATGGCCAACAGGCATCAACAACAATAGCTTTTTACCCTACAGATACTAATGACCTAGGTTCAGTAAAGTCCGGTGCCCTAGGTTCTGGAAGTTTACCAGGATTTAAACTAAGGTTTTCTCCGGATGCTGACCCAGACAACATCTGTAAAACAATAGAGTTTGTATACTTAGATACTTCGAATTATTACTTTGGGTTTAGTTCTGGCTCAAGTCACGAAGTGTTGACCGCGTCAACATCACACAATTTTTCGAACAATACGGCAACGGAGTCTCGTAGAGTCTATATCGACACGGCCGGCTCCGACGCCAACGCGGTACTGTATAGGGACGCAACTGCTAAAGCACTGCAGCAACTCGTAGACAATAATCATGCGGCCTTTACAGTGTCAAGTAAGAACCAGTTTGTAACAGATACTGTTGAGCAAGAGATAGGCTACTCACAAGTAGCCACTCTTGCAGTTCAATTTGGCACTGCCGGAACATTTGGAAACTTGTCAATAGAACCAATTAGAAATTTGCCGGCATCAATAGCTACAGCTCAGGATTTTTTCTGGGGCAATTTAGGGTTTAATTATGACAGTGGTGAGTTAGCAGAACATGCTTTAGAGAATTATAGTCTCATGAGTTCAAATAAAACTACGCGGGGCACGTTTGAAGGAGGTTCTAATCCAGAAGTCTTCTTTTCAGCCGGCTCTGCAGAGCTTCCTCGTTCTGGTAGTCATGGATATTTACCTTTTGTTCCTCCTTTCTTAGACCCAGGTACATCACCAAAGATGAAGATAGTATTTGAACCTAATGAATCTAGAGAGTACACCCTGGATGAAGTGTTGCAGAGTCTACAATTCACGTCATCTCTGTTTCCTGATGAATATTCCAACGACAAATTCCTTAACACTGATTATATAGGAAAGTATGAACAGCATGGCGGCGCCGCCAATCACACTGGTGATACTAATTTTACTCACGCTATGACGCTGTCTTCTTCGATAGATTTTGCAGGATGGTCTTTGTATGCTGAAGATTTTGATAGCCTAAACAACTCTAACGCCACCCGAAAGGAATCGACTCGTTGGGTCATACAGACAAAATGGGAAACACCGGTACTAGATTTTAAGAAATCAACAGCCAAAACGGTTGATTTATTAACAACGGGAACTGTAGAGGTTGATAGGTCTTTCTGGAAAGAAAGAAACCAGCTAGAGTACTATAGTGCAGACGGGCTTAGTCAGCCTGAAGGCGTATTGTATATGACAGCATCTAGGGGCATGTGGCATCAGGGAGGAAAAGTACCAGGCATCAACGCAGATTCAAGTCAGAACGGGTACACTCTAGAGATATCGAATGTAGATGGTTTACCCGCGGCACGTCAACTCGCAATCAAAGCAGGTTTCCTCGCGGGTACTGAAACGAAAGTTTCCAAGCCCGTTGGTAAGTTGAAGAAAAAGAAGAATATTAGTGAGGCTGTTGTTGCGGTACCGTTCTATGTTAATACTAGAAATAGAAAAAAGTATTTCACAATTAAGACATCTATACTGAACAAAGCTAAGAATCACAATAGAAGACTGAAAAGATTATCAAATCAAGATAGTTATGAAGAATACTTTAATAATCCTGGTCAGACTCCTGTAGAGACATCTGCATATCAAATGAGGATGATGGAGAAATATATATTCCCGCCAGAGTTTGACTTCCTTAAATTTGATAATGGAACTGCAAACTTTCCGTCAATGTTTGTGTTTCAATTTAACGCCGCACTTACACAAAATGACCTTTCAAATATATGGCAGAATGTAATGCCATCGTCCGCCGAATCTGCGGCCAATGGTAAGATATCAGTATCGACCGATAGTAACGAAAGGTTTACATCATCAGGAGAGGCAGGAGAATCAATCCCTGTAGACACTAGGTATGCAACAACATATTTAGACATTCGACAAAACAGCAACCTACAGACGTCGATAAATAGATATGGTAAATTCTATGATTTCCTAGACAAAGATGTTCAGTGGATAGTGTTCAAAGTGAAACTCAGAGCGTCTAACTCTGTCGCCCATGAAAAGGAAGTGAGTCTGCCCGGCATAAAGAACGGAGACTTGGTTTCAAGTTATTTTTCCAAAAACGATGATTTTGATGACTATTTGAACACAGTTTCTAAGGGTTCATACAATTGGCCTTACGACTACTTTTCTTTGGTAGAACTAGTTAAAATCAAGGCTAAAGCGGATTTTACAACAAAGAATTTGCAGCAACTTGTTCAGGGAGATGATTAATGGCTTTTATCAACAAAAAAGAACAGGTGGTAGATATACAGTTAACCTCGTTTGGTAAAAAACAGCTTTCCAAGTATGGCTTTAAGCCAGCGTTCTACGCATTCTTTGACGATGGTGTAATTTACCACAAAGATTCAGAAGCTCAAAACAATTCAGAGGATAGAATAAAACAAGATATAGTTGTGGACACTCAGGTGGAATTCACCGGGGTTGATACTAGATTTGATTTAGAGAGTGAGAAAATCTCCCTAAATCTTAGAGATACATTTTTATCTTTTGGAGAGCAGCAAGATCCAATAAGCTCTGCAAAGGCACTAAAATATATGTTGGCAAATCAATCTCTTGGCACACAAGAAACACCGGCATTTAAATTATCCATGTTTTCAAGCGCAGAAACAAAGTTCACTAACCAATCTAGTGAGTTTTTAACTCAAAGTGGCATACCTTTAAATATTCCACAGTTGTTTGTCGAACCAACTTATACAGTAGTCATAGATGGTAGTAACGCAGTAGACCCACTTCCTGAAGACACATTGATGACAGATGAAATGATGACCCAAGACCTGATGTCTCCGGAGGTTGAATTTTTAGACAATTCAAGAGTCACGACAACCGAGAGTAAACTATTGTTCAGTGTGGAGGAAGAGAATGTAGGTTATTCTCAAGACAATTTTACAGTTGAGTTTTTCGAAATAATAGATGAAAATAACAAGGAGCAGTTGGTTCCACTTGATCAAGTAAATCAATTGCTGAAATATTTTGAAATTAAGTTTGATGAATCGGTCGACGATTTTGAAACCGCGAGAAAGCCACGCATTAAGAGCTTTTTCACATGAGGGTGATATAAATGTATACAGATTTTTTTCCACTATTGAAAACTAGAAGAGTGGACGTTACCGACGATCTCATAAGAGTATATTGTTCTATAACTACTACGTCTGAATCAGAAACACCGGTATGGCTAGCTGACGAAGAGTTCTCTAATTTTATAAAGTTTTTCTTTTACGTGTGGATTGAAGAGATACCTGAAAACTTCACAGGACGAAAATATGCAGAAGTT